TCAAGAGGAAGTCTGCATCTGAAAAACAAGCAATCAATTATCCTTGTCAAGGATGTGGTGCTACTATGTTCAAGACTGCATCTATCTTTTTATGGGAATATCTTGTAGAGCATGATTTGTTATTCAAGGTAAAGTTATGTATTCCAGCACATGATGAATGGAATATAGAGGTTCCAGAAGAGATAGCTGATGAAATGACAGAGGTTTTGAAAGATTGTATGAAGAGAGCTGGAGCATTCTTTTGTAGGAAAGTTGAACTTCCTGCTGAGGGAGATGCAGCAGACCATTGGATTCATTGATATGGAAATTTGGCAAGTTTTTGTTTTAACAGTGGTAGTGGTAGGAGTACTTTGTGGTGCTATCTACCTTGCCCACTTGATAAACTGCAAAGAAAAAGAGAGAATCTATGTCTATCCTAAAACCAAAAATCAATACTATGCTAAAGGTATAGTAAAGATGAAAGACACTGATAGTGGTGAATGGATAGATGCAGTTCTTTATATAAGCCTCAAGAATGGTCATTATTATGTCAGGGATAAGAGGCAATTCCTTGACAAGTTTATAACATTAAAAGAATGGGAAAAGAATGGAGGAAATGATAAAAGCAGCAGAGGAAAATAACAAGTTACCTGAATCAGCTAATCAATTCAAGAATATAGCCAAAGGGATGATTGAAACCTATGTTAGGAAGAATCATGACTATGGTAATTCCTTTGATAAATCTCTTGATAAGTTTGGTCTTGTAGCATCAGTAGTAAGGATTGGAGATAAAATGAATAGAATTGAGTCTCTGGTTCAGAAGAAAGCTATGGTGCAAGATGAATCTATCAGAGATACACTACTTGATATGGCTAATTATGCCATTATGACAGTAATGTGGATGGATAATCAAACTAATACTTGTAAGGTATGATTATAGCAGTGGATTTTGATGGAACTTGTGTTACACATGAGTTCCCAAGAGTAGGGGCAGAAATAGGAGCAGCAGAAGTCTTAAAGGAATTGACTGATAAAGGTCATAAGATTATACTGTTTACTATGAGAAGCCATCAATTAGATGGAGCAGAAGAAACAGAGGACTTTGGTTATGGCAAGACTAAGCCAGCTAAATTACCCAGTGATGGGTTGCAGGATGCAATAGACTGGTTTAAGAAGCATGATATTCCTTTGTTTGGTGTAAATGAAAACCCAACTCAGAAAGATTGGACTTCATCACCTAAACCTTATGCTCATATTTATATTGATGATGCAGCTTTGGGAGTTCCCTTGAAACATAGTTATATTTCTGATAGACCTTATGTGGATTGGGACATAGTTAGGTATTATCTTCATGCAAAGGGTATATTATGACATTGAATGAAAAGATAGGTATCATTCTAAAACAACACAAGGAAGGAGAGGAGTTCTTCAATGCTCTTGACTTTATGATTAAAGGGGATAGAAGCATACTTGAAGACTTCCTCTCATTCTTTATGAATGATGCTGGAAGAAACTTGGAATTGCCTGATACAGGCTTAATTGTGAGTGGAGGATTTGGTAATGCCATTATGACAATGTATGGTGACAGATTGACTGAAAACTTTAGAGAAGTAATTGTCACTAATGGTGGTATCAGATTGGGCAATGAAGCACTTATATTCAAAGATAAGTTGCTTTGTAAGAACTGGATATTCATTGATGATTCCTATTATTTAGGAAGAACAAGAGCTGGTATTTCAGTTGCTTTGAGGAAGATTAGACCTGATACTTCACTCTGTGAGACTTATGTTATTTATGATGGAAGTATGGGTAGAGCAGATAAAGTAAAAAGTATGTATAGATATAATAAATAGTATGGCAGGACAACAAGGAATTTATTGTGCCCCAGACACTACAATCCCTAATAGGAATAGGGTAGATGTAGGATGTGCTCCTGATGGAGCAATGCAACTCTGGGTTATGGAATATGAAGTTACTGGTATAGGTAAGGGATGTGCAATGTGTAAGGCTATTAATCCTCAACAGGCAGAAATGCTCTTGGAGAGTAATGGTATATACAATGGGAGTTCACATCTATATAAAGTAACAAGAATTGAACAAGTGATTGTACCCCCTTGTAATGCTCTTATAGCTGAACAAGTGGTAACTTATGAAGAAGTACTATCATGAAATGAAACAATTTACACATAGAGAGTTTGTTAGGGTGGTAGTAGCCAATGGTTTCTATTATGACAGACATAATGGAGACCATGCTATCTACCTTAATGAAAAAGGTAGACATATTAGCATTCCAAAGAAACTTGAAAGTGTTATTGCTCGAAGACTTATAAAAGAAAATAATTTAGAGATAGATATTAAGAAACTTAAAAAGAAAAGAAAGATGGATAATTTACCATTAGGAGCAAGCAATAACCCAAAGGCTCCATTCAATGAACCTCTTAATGTAAAACATAAGAGGTTTGTGAGTGTAACCATATCATATTATGATGAGGTTGAATTACCTCCAGATGCAGAGGAGGAACAGATTAAGGAAGCCCTTGAAGAGAAGGTGAGAAGACAGGACTTTCCTAAGAAAGTTGATTTTGATGAAATTGTAATATTGGATGAGTAAGATTGTAAGATTGGTTCAAGTTACTTCTTGGAAGAGAGCTTTAAATGCTGCAAGAAGGACTATTGGAAAGGCTTTTCTTGATAAAGAGCCTTCTGCTTCATGGGAAGCAAAGATGTTGCTGGCTGAACACAGTCCTATTAGATTGGTAGAATATGATTGGTCATGGGAAGAAATAAAGCAATGGGTTACTGTACATTTAGTAAGACATCATGAAGGATGTGAGAAGTTTGTACATAGCCAGAGAGGGGATAGAAGAGACCTTGGAATACCAAGAGATGAATTACCTCAGGGTGCTTTAAATGATATGGATATGACAGCTAATGCACAAGCTATTATTAATATCTCAAGAAAGAGATTATGTAGTTGTGCATCTGTAGAGACAAGGGAAGCATGGAAACAAGTATTAGAAGCTATAAAAGAAGTTGACCCAATACTTGTAGACAAGTGTGTGCCTGAGTGTATATATAGAGGCTTTTGTCCTGAGTTCATGAAGTCCTGTGGCTATTCAAAGACAGCTAAATATCAAGAAGATTTGGAGAAGTATAGAAATACTGAGTATTAACTAAAAAAAAAAAAAAATAGTATGTATAAAAGATTAGATTCAAATTATGAGGTTAGTTCTGAGGGAGAAGTTAGGAATATTAAAACAGGGAATGTTCTAAAAGGAAAATATAAGAATGGCTATAAGTATGTAAATCTCAGCTATGGAAAGATAAAGAAAACTTGTCAAGTACATAGATTGGTAGCATCTTTATTTATCCCTAATCCTAACAACTATCCAATTATAAATCATAAGGATGAAAATCCTTCAAATAACAGAGTTGAGAATCTGGAATGGTGTACTCAAAGCTACAATTTGTCTTATGGTAATAAATCAAGGAAAGAATTGCTAACTAAGAGAGTCTTAGGCTCTATTAATGCACCTAAACCAGTTATTCAGATGACTAAAGATAGACAAATAATAGCTGTATTTGAATCAGCTCAAGCAGCTTCAAGAAGCACTGGGATAGCAAGTACTCATATATCAGACTGTTGTAACAAGAAGGTATGTAAAGACTCAAGGGGCTATATGTTTACTACTAAGTCAGCAGGGGGTTATGTATGGGAATTTCAAGAATCTAATCACTAAAAAAAAACACGAAACATGGAGTTTGTATGGAAAATTGTAGCAATGATAGTGGTACTGGCTTGTGTAGCCATTATTGCTGGAGTTGTGAATCTAATAATGAATAGAGGGAAGATAGACCCTAAAGTAGGGAGAATCTCATTTAGGGAGTCTATGGATTTGGTTGAATTACCAATTGTCACATTTATGAACAATGGTAAGAAACTAAACTTCCTTCTTGATACTGGTGCATCTTATTCTTCAATTAATGAAGCTGCTCTTGAAGGGTTATCTTATGAAGAGACTGGAGAGAGTGGAGGTCATTTTGGAATAGAGGGTACTATCCAAGAATCTAAGTATGTAAGAATGAATGTAGGATATAGAAGTCAGAGCTATGAGGATGATTTCCAAGTAGTAGACTTGAGTCAAGCATTTGGTAATATCAAGCAAGAGTTTGGTATTAACTTACATGGTATTATTGGAAATACTTTCTTTCAGAAGTATAGGTATGTACTGAATTTTGATGAATTAGTAGCATATTCAATGGTATGAAAGACTTAATAGAGTTAAAATCAAGAGGAGAGGAACACAACTATCTTAGGAGATTAGTTAAGCCAGATGGCAGTGAGTCACACACTTATATGTTAAAGACTTCCACATATACTATGAGGAGTGGTTTGACAGATAAGAAGAAAAAGTTCATAGACCCATCAGGTGGTCCAATGATAGTTGAGGGAGAATATCTTGAAGAAGCTGAGGCAGTAGTTAAATCTATAGACCATGTAATGGGACAGGGTTATGCTATTACCTTTGAAGTCACACCAGAAGAAGAACAAGAGTTGATTGATGCAATAGTGAATATATGATTTATGTATGTACACAACAAATACTACCTGAATCTGACAAGTATGAGATAATATCTCCACAAGCTGCATTGCACATGCTCAAGCCTTTAAGAAAGGTTGGCTTAGATACTGAAACCAGAGGGTTTGACCCTTATACAAAAGAACTCATAATGCTCCAGTTGGGGTGTTATGAGTTTCAAGTAGTAATTGATATAACTACTGTAAGCCTAAGTTTCTTTAAAGACTATCTTGAATCTGATAGACTATTTATTGGTTGGAATATCAAGTTTGACTTGAAGTTTTTATTCCATCAAAGAGTGGTTGTAAAACAGGTTTATGATGGTTTCTTGGCAGAGAAACTTATGTATATGGGCTTTCCTGCTGGTATTCATTCTATGGCTTTAAAAGCAGCAGGTCAAAATTATCTTGGTGTTGAGCTGGATAAAACTGTTCGGGGTAAAGTGATGTGGGCTGGTCTTTCAGAAGATGTTATTGAGTATGGTGCAAATGATGTGAAATATCTGGAGAAGATAATGGATGCACAGGAGAAAGAACTCCAGAAGAGAGGATTAGTTACAGCTCTTGTGTATGAGAATAAGTCTGTTCCTTGGGTTGCATATACTGAATATTGTGGTGTGTTATTAGACAGAAGTAAGTGGGAAAGAAAAATGCTTCTTGATAATTTCACTGTCAAAGTATTTGAGGATGCACTTAGTAATTGGGTTATTAACTCAGCTAAAGGAGAGAATTATGCTTATCATTACTTGCAGATAGAAGGATGGGATGACCCTGATGACCTTGAGAAAGCAAGGAAAAAGATGAAGGGTGAGAGATGCCCAGAAGCAGACATTAAAGGGCAAAAGAGGGGTTATTGTGAAGCATGGAAAGTTCTTATTGATGCAAGGTTAAGTACCAAGTACATAAAGGAAGACCTTCAAGGAGACCTATTTCTTGGCTTTCAAGACAAGACTCAATGTTTGATTAATTGGGATAGTCCTAAACAGGTAATTCCATTATTCAAATCATTAGGTTTTGATTTGTTGGCTAAAGATAAAGATACTGGTGAATGGAAGGATAGTATTGAAGCAAAAGTAATTGAACCTCAGCAAGATAAATCTACCATTGCTTATTTGTATCTACAATATAAGGCAGCAAAGAAGGTTACTTCTACTTATGGTCAGAATGTAATTAACCAGATAAATGAAAAGAGTGGAAGGTTACATACTAACTTTAATCAGTTAGGAACAGATACAGGAAGATTAAGTTCAGGAGGTAAGGATAAATCAAACAATATTGAGTATCTTAACTTTCAGAACTTTCCATCTGATAGTGAGACAAGAGCTTGCTTTGTTGCAGGAAAAGGAATGAAATGGATTTCTTGTGACTATAGTGGGCAAGAATCAAGAATTATTGCAGATGTAACCAATGACCCAGCTATGATTGATTTGTTCAATAATGGTTGTGGTGATATTCATTCTCTGGTAGCCAAGATGTCTTATCCTGAGATAATAGGGAATTGCCCTATAGAAGAAGTAAAGTATAAGTTCAAACATTGGAGAAGTGAAGCTAAGGGTGTTGAATTTGCCATCAATTATGGTGGTGATGCTAACACTATTCATGGTAATAAGGGTATTCCTCTTGTAGAAGCCAACAAGATTTATAATAACTACATGAAAGGTTTTAAAGGTATGAAAGTGTATCAAGACAGACAGAGAAAGTTTGTCATGGAGCATGGATATATCATTACTGACTTTTCAAGTGGAAGAAAGGCTTATATCTATGATTATGACATATTAATGGGTATAAAAGCAAGGTTCAATCAAGAGTATTGGGCTACCTATAAACCTTATAAAGGTAAAGAGAATAAGTTGCTTCCTAAACAAGTGAAGAATGAGTTATATCAAAGATTTGCCAGAGGAGACAACTTTAATTCTATGGTGGGAGTATATCATTATACAACCAAGAAAGCAGGAAAAGATACTATCAGAGAGGCTTATGTAAATATAGCTGATGTGTATGTACATCCTGTAAGACACTTCTTCAAGAGGAAGTCTGCATCTGAAAAACAAGCAATCAATTATCCTTGTCAAGGATGTGGTGCTACTATGTTCAAGACTGCATCTATCTTTTTATGGGAATATCTT